GATATTGTCTTCAAGTGCTTCTGATGATACTTCCCAGTCTAATCTAACTTTTTTAGTTGTGATTTCAACTTTTGTGAAAGTAACTCCAGCGTTAGTGTATGTAGCGTCTGCTTGTGCAGCAGCGCGAATTACACGTTCACCAACATTTAACTTCTCTAGTTCTGCTGTGTTGCCACGCATTGTTACACGGCGACCATCACGAGCAAGAACTTGTTGCTCGAAAATATATTCGATAAATTGGGCTGACTGTTCTGCGTTTAAGATACCGCCACCATCTGATGGTTTTGCGGTTCCTACTGGTCCAAGTTGTGATGCTGGAGTAGCAACTCCACCAACGCCTCCTGAAGCAATAACGCCTGTTACAGCGGCCTTTTCTAAAATTTGTTCTTCTGACATAATTTTTCACCTCCCAGTGAATTTTGTTTAACGATAGAGGTCAGCGGTATTGAGGAAACGCCCGCCCCACATCGATCCTTTTTTTATTTTATTTCCCTGCACGACCCCGCCGAGGTCGCCAGACTTACGGATAGCGGTGTCATCTTCAACTGCATCGACACGCTTTCCAAACTCTTCTACATTGCTTTTTACTGATGTAACTTCCTCTGTTACGTTTGCAACGCTCTTTGTTAATTCGGCAAGTTGTTCATTAATTGATTTTACAGTTGCCGCTAAATCTCCAACTGCTGCGGTAACGGACTTGCTAATTTCTTCTACAGAAACTTTAACTGTTTGTACAGCCTTTGCCAAGTCATCATCTTTGCTTTCTACAGCAGGAGTTTCGGCTTTTTCAACATCTGCTGGTGCGTCTTCTGCTGGAGCATCTTCTGCAGGAGCAACTGGTGCTACTACTTCTTCTACTGGAGCATCTTCTGCTACTGCTTCTGCTGGTGCATCTGCTGGAGCATCTGAATCAGACTTAACGATTTCGTCTACAACGACTAATTCGTCTTCTACAACTTCTGTTTTTTCAATTTGAACTTCTTCTGCAACTACTGCTGCTTCTTGTTCTGTTTTTGCCATATTATTTACCTCCTTATTAGAATTATCAGAAACTTGTTCTGATTTCATTGTAACTCTTCTCAGAGTTTTCATTTTATGTCCTACAATTGTGTCAGTTGGTTTACCGTCACGGTAGAGCCTAATAGCAACTGCTGGATCTTCTGGAGTTCCTGTAATAGTAAAAGAACTATTTGGAACTTTTATTTTTCCATTGCGAACGACCCTAGTTACTTTTCCTCTTGCAGTACCACCGCTTGAGTTCCATGAAACCATGTCGCCAACTTTAACATTTGACGCTTTGTCCATATCTTCTTCGTCATCTTTCTTTTTTTTCTTAGGTTTAATTGTTGTAGGATTTTTAGTAGGAACATTTTCATTAGTCATAGTTCCATGATGTGCTTTAATTAAATTCTTAATTACTTCGTTTTTTTCGTTATCAGTTGTTTCTACAAAACCTATTAAGGTTTCTCCTGATCTAATATCTTCTTCTTTAGATAGTCTTACAATATTATTTTCTTTAGACCAGTATACATTTTCAAGTGACATTTTTGTCATTATACCGTCAAAAGTATTTTGTCCATCTTCTGCTTTTTGAATAGATACGATATTGGCAAATTGATTTGCAGGATTGTCTACAAGTGATAGTTCGTGTAGTTCGTAATCTTTAATAACCCTAATGGATTTATCCATTTCTGGGTCGTATTGGTCTTCAGTATCTTTAATGCTGCCACCAATAGAAAAGCCAGAAAGAGTACCATCAAGAACTTTTTCCCAAGTATCTTGAGCACCTTTAGAAATATATGCATCTACGTACACTCCATTATAAAACTTATCTTTATCTTTATCATAAAATTTATCTGACTTAAATGACATTACTCTACCCACAGCCACTGGCATGTGCATCTCACGTAAATTTCCACGGAACCTTTCAAAAGCCTTTATACTTACATCAGTAGGGACAATGTCTGACTGCTTGTCAACATTGTCAAGGGTGGCAAACCCAGAAACGGTTCGCTTCTCTTTATCGATTTTAGCAATTGGCATAGATAACTTGATAGAATTATCTTCTGAGTGCCAAAATGCTTTATGCAAATTAGTCATACTACTTCCATTATATAAGTGTTTATAAGAGATTTGAAAAACTTATAACTATTTATTATTGTACCGTTCTACCCTCGCCACCAGGACCTCGTCCTGTAGTGGTTGAAGTAGAATCGCTGTTGTTATCAGTTCTTTGTTGGTCTCTCATTCTATTGCCAGCGGCTTGAGATGTGATCTCTGCTCTTTGTTGAGCACCTAAGACGATAGGCTCTTGTCCACCCACTCTTGATGGGAATCCAAGTCTTTCACGAACCTCATTGGGAACAACTACCTGCATTCTTAGGTATCGCTCATCAATTTGACTTTGAGTAGTCTCATCGGTCAGGGTTAGTTCGTTAAGTTTAAAAGCAACCGTATCGGTTTTTTCTTTTATGATTTTGTTTATAACCTTTTCTAGGTTTCTTTGTGCTGGTCTTGCAACCTGCTCTTTAAAGGTTCTATCAGAAGATATTGCTGAGGCTATTGAAACTCCAGCGCCTCCTCCTACTTTAGAGAATGGAACTTGATGAGCCATTAAGATATCGTCACGGTTTGATTTGCGATACTTTTCAAATGATCCTTCTTGTATTCCATTTTCAATAGGTTCCATTTTAAAGTCTACCTTATTGTCTGTAGAGTCTCCTGGAAGTGGTATATATAGGGTTCTATGGTTTTGACCACGAAGTCCTGATTGTAAGAATCTAAACAATTTATCTTCTGCATCAGATGATAGTTTTGCTCCTTTTAAAGTAACTATGTATCTTGGCACTGCTTTGTTTTCAAAATAATCAATATTATATCTACCCGCTAAATTATCTCCAACCATAGCAACAGATGAGGCTACTGTGTCTGGAACTCCATAATAAGAAGTCTTTGGTGAGTATTTTTTAATGTGAATTAATTCGTTTGGTCTAGGATCGTTAGTTACTGGGTTTGATTCTTTACCTTGAAAGTTTCTAAAATAAACTACTCTTTGATTTACTATCTGAATATAACCATCACGCAATCTTCTTACACGCACTGTAGTTGATGGAATATGGCCTACGTATCCGATTTCTCCGTTAACCTTTCTACCAATTTCTATATATCCATTACCTGTTGATTCAGCATCAATATATACTTTTTCTAAAATATGGCTAAAGGTATCTTCATCGTTTAGTTCTTCTAGCCACTCGGTCATTTGAGCCTTTAGTCTTTGGATTTTTCTTTGTGCTCTAATCAATTGTTCATCTGATTCAGCATCTTCTAGTCTTGCTAAAGTTGAGTCTGTGTTGATAAATGAATACCCTAAGCCAACAGTATTTGCTACTTTAGCATTTATAGCAGCATGGTTAGCAAATGAGTTTTCATAGAAGAATGCTAGTTCGTCTAAATTGTATGGTGGAACAACTACATCATAAAGTCCGTATGCTGTAACTATGTCTTGTTCTTGAAATAACTGTTTTGACCCTGTATTTTCTTGACCAGTAAATGCCTTGCTTATTGATCTTGTTGCTCTACGTTTAAAATTTGAATCTAGTCCTGTATATGTTTTTGCTAATTCTGCATCGACCATAAAGTCATCGCTTTTTTCTGGTCTTTCCATTCTATCTAAATTATCTATTCTTGCAATAGATTCTAATTCTTCATTCTCCATTTTTGTTTATCCCTTTTTTAGCATCCATCCAGGCACCAATGTCGGTTTCGCTGGCAATATATCCTTCTTTCATTCTTCCAATTTGTTCAGAGTATTCCATATCTGATACTCTTCTTACTCCTGGCATAAAAATTACTTTTCCTGCTGGGGCATTATAATATCTAGCGGCCTGTGCTACCTTGCTCATCTTATCTAAATCATACTGATTACCTGGAATATTCATTACGTTGCCACCTTTGTCTCCAAAAGCCTTTCCATTATGATCCATCTGCCACACATATAGGCCATATCTTTGTTGTTTATTAAGTACTTTTAACTTTGACTTACCATTTTTGTCAATATTATTATTATTCATAACCCAATTATATCAGATTATACAGGTCTTCCGCTATACTCTTCCCAAATTGTTCCAGTAATTATTGTTATGCCGTCAGAATTAATAGATAAGGTTGAATTATCTCTTCCAACTACACTAGAAACTCCAAAAGTAGAATCATAAATTGATTTTCCATCAACAATAAATGTCAAAGGTTCGCTTTGTCCTTCTATTTCTTCCCAGGTTCCAGCACCAGACTCATACCATGATCCCCATGTGGTGTCTGCTCTTAAGTCTCTCCACTCGTTATCGATGAATATAGAACCAAGAACGTCTGAAGACTTTTTATAAAATGCAATATTATTAACCATTAATCCTTCATATATTTCTAACTGCCCTACAGAACTTGGTAAATCTATAGACTCTTCAAAAGTAATTATTATTGTACTCCACGACAAAGGTTGAATATATGGATTATCTACAATGTTACCGTTTTGATAAAATACTATACCAGTTGCTTCATTATTAGTACCTTCGTCAAAAAGAACCATCTTAGCCCTAGCATAGTTTGATTCTGGAACTAGTTTAATATCATATGATCTATCTCTAGTAGAAATTTTTCCTACTTGCACTGTTTCTTCTATTGTTTCTCCTTTATTATAGAAACTCCAAAATTGAACGCCTCCAAGCAAATACTCTGTTGCTAATTGTTGGTTAATAGGAATAGTAATACCTCTGGTTGCAGAACTATCGTATGGAAGAACACTAATTCCAGAATCTCCAGTATTATGCATATAAGAAGTAGAATCTTTATATATAGTAAATGGATTCTTTAATTTATAAGCATATATATCTCCATATCTATTAAATGGAAATAGTTTATATCCATCAGGGCTGTTAATGGAATAAAAGGATGATTCATCATATGCTAATGAAGATATAGACATTTTTCTAAGTTTAATAGGATTTTTATTTATACCCTTTGATTTAATTTCTATGTGCACTGTTATATAGTATTCTGCAAAGTTAACTAGTTCTTTTGGTGGAAATATAATTGTTCTATCTGTTACTTCAAACTTAGTATTATTGATTTGGGCAGTAGTATAGTTATCTAAATCTAACACTCTATCTGCACCTATTCTTATAGTATTTACATAATCTGTATATGGAATATTTCCAACATCTGTATAGTTTTGTAAGGTTATATATGTTTTAATAGCATCAGTATCTTTTGAGAATGATCCATATACTATATCAAGTTCTTCCTCTGTTAAGTATTGAATAAACTCAATAGTTTCTGGGTTACCGCCATCAAAATTAATAAGTATATTAGACGCTGAAGTTGTAGGCAATCCATTGTCAAAGTATAATTCAAAATCTAGTGTTGTAGATAATCCACCACTAAGTATATATAGTTGATCTTTTTGTAATACTAATGATGATGGAGATTCTATGTTAAATTGCAAAAGATCTAAATCGTAGTAAGGGTTTTTATTTTTATCTTCTACAAATTTTCCAAAATATGATAAAGGTATTGAGTCTTCCCAGTATCCAGAACTTGCAACATCTATAGTAAGGCTGTTTGACAAAATTTGTGGATGAAAAGTATAGTTTCCAACATAGTCTATTAAATTTTCTGTATTTATATTTGGGTCAAAAAACCCATTGCTTAGTCTATATTCAAGCAAGTCTTTGTCTGTAAACATTCTGTTATTAAAGGTAAAATTATATATTTTTCCATTAAACATTGATGATTGATTTCCACCTAAACTAAAAGATATATTTTGAGGGTTGGAAAAAAAATTATTTAAAGTATTTGAATATTCTTGAGATATAACATCTAAATCAAATCCAGCGATAAATACTGAGTTAGGAAGTAGTGGATAATCAAATATCTTTGTGTCGTTATAAAAATACTCTACCCCAGCATTACTTGTTTTTACACTAAAGTTATTATTGTTAAAATTATTAGAAAAGTACATAAGTGTTTCTTTTGTTGCAGTAAGTGTAGTTGGTGATCTAAATAATCCAAATATACTTTTTACTGGAGCATTTAAAACATTTAAACTATTAAAACTAATACTTGAAGTAATATTGTTATAGTTTGAATTAGGCCTTAGTTTAATAAAAGGAATGTCAGACTGTTGAGCATTATAGTTATCTATTAAAAAATCATCTAGGTTAACTGGCTCACTAAAAATAATTTCTGGTAAAGAGTATTCTGGGTTTGTAAGATACTTAGATGTACTATTAGAATTATTAAAGAATCCAGAATTCCAATCATTCATGTCTGGATAATTTATGGTTGAGGTATATTTAGCATAAGGAAAATCTACTTGAAAAGAGTCTCCTTTAAAATTAGAAACAATATTATTTGCTGACTCAACTCCTTGAGCGTAAACAAATCTCTTCTTTGCAATTTGCTCTGGAACTATATAAGGATATATTGCTAGAGCATCTATTTCAAATGGATATATATTTTCATTTCCATAAAACCCTATATAGTTATAGTCTTTATCTGATAACGTAATTTTGTTTTGATCTATGTCCATATCAATTACTAAATCTCCATTAATTAATAATGAAGCATTGTCTATATTGTATCTAAAATTTATTAGCATAGGTCTATACCATTTACCTATAAAATATGATTTTCTATATGATCCTATTTTGATTGTTATAAAGTCTTTATCTATATAAATACCGTCAGTTGTTGTAAGTGGTCCAACAATCTTTATTGGAGTTATCGCATTTGTATATGCTCTTAACCAAAATTCTAATGTAGTTTCTTTATATCTTCCAGACTCATTTAAAAATCCTTCTGCTGGAAAAACCATAGAAGGAATATTTCCATAAAGAGGATGTGCAATATTAGTTATATTTGTAGCACCAAAAGTAATTGGAAAGTTATCGCTATATGAAAGTGTTCTATTTTTTTCAACAATATAGTATCCATTTTTAGACTCTGCTATTCCATAAGAGTCTGCTATTACACCAGTTATTGCTGAAGCAGATAAAGAAGATGATGCAGAAATAATACTTAAAATATTAGGGTCTATGCTTGCTGATAAAGTTCCAGTACTTTGATAATGATGTAGTTCAGACCATTGACCAACCGATAAAGCATTTATAGAAAAGTTATAATCAGATCCAGAATTTCCTAATGAGGTATTATCGTAGTTGACTTTAAAATATGGATATATATTAACATTGCCTGTAGGAATATTTAGGGTATGACTTATCTTTGTCCATACCTCTTCTCTTTCTGGGGTATAGGAAGTAAAAAAAGTAGAACCACTATGAATAAACCCTATATCAAAACTAGATACATTGTTATAGTTATAAGCAAAGGCATTTATAGATAATGTCTTTTTATTAGGATCTAAGTCTGTAATAGAATTTATTGCTGTACCAGATGCTGATCCTTGATATCCAGACGATGCAGAAATTACGGTCAATACATCTGTTTGCTCATTTTCAAGTATTAAGCCAACTGGGTCTGATGCTGAAGAGGAAACTATGTTGCTTAGATCCCAATTAATAATGCTTTTGTCTTGTATGCTTAATTTTGATATGAAAGAAAAATCATCGTCTAGTGCCCATAGTGCAAGTGGATGCTCTGCAAATATTCTTGCGGCATAAAGATTTGAGATTTGATTAGACATGTATACCTCTAATCTATTTTAGCACAAAAGGCTATTTTGAAATATCAACTATTTCGCAAACTCCAGCAACACAAGACAATTCTTGGCTACCAGTTGTTCCATCTTCTGTTTCGTAAATAGTCATCATATCCCAACGAATTGATTCTGGCATTTTCTTTACTGCCTCTTCATATTCTTCTTTTGTAATTTCTTGATATGGTGCTTGCTTGTATGAGTGCTCTGAAGATGGTAAAAATGATACCCCACCAATTGAATCAAAGTTATCAAATACCCATGCTCCAACTCTCATCCATTCATCTTCGTGGACATTAACTGTTACGCTTGGATTGTGCTCTGTCCAGTGTGTTCTGTAAATTTTCCACATTTCTAAATGATCTATTGCTGTTAAATCTTTTGTAATAGTGGCATTCTTTGGAGCCTTTTGTGGAAAATAAAATACTGTTGTTTGATCTGGCTTCATAACATCTGCTTCGTAAGGAACTCCAGAGTCTTTTAAGAATTGAGTTAGTGGATCTTTATTATCTCCACGTACACTTCTAATGTAATATTCTGAATACCATGGATGGATTCCACTTGATACACCAGTTAACTGACTTACTGTTCCAGATGGTTTAACACAGGTAATAGAAACTGATTGATTAATTCCTATTTTTTCTGCTTCTAATTTATTAGATTCAATTGAATGATCTCTTAGTCTAACAAGTAATTCTTTTAATTTATCTCCAGGGGTAGAAGTTAATTTATTTCCATATATACCCGTTAAAGATACCCCTAGCAATCTTTCTTCTTCACAATTATCTTTCCATGTTTTGCGAAGATATTTAAAATTAGTTAAAGTAGATTGCCAAGTTCCTAAAATTGTAGCAAGTCTAATTTTTTCTAATAACTCTTTTTCAGTATCATCTGCAGAAATAACAACTTCTGTTAAATTACAAAACTCATTTGATCTTAGTAAAATTTCTCCACAAGGATTTGTTCCTGATATTTTGCTTGAGTCTCTACGTCCAAATGAATCAACGTGCTTACGAACGCTATCCATATTATAAATACCACGTTCTCCAGATTTTGAATCATATAGGTTTCTCCACTCACGAAGGAACTGTGCAGTATTTGGTTTTGAATTATAAACAGCAGAATTATTTGCTAAGGCACGTTGTCCATTAACTTCCCACCATTGACCATTTTTTGCTTTTGCCATTTCAAAATCATCTAGGTTAGAAAGACTAATAAGTGCACTTCTTCTAACTCCTCCAACAACAACAACTTCACCAATCTTACACATAATGTCATGCGCTTCAATTGATTTTAGTTTTCTTCCTTTTGCAATTTTAAATGTTTCTACGCAATACTTAAATAAATCATCTAATGGATCTGGACCAGATGCACGACCACCAAAAATTTTAAGTCTTGCTCCTGCTGGTCTAACTTTTGACATATCCCAGTTTGGAATCTGACCTTGGTACAACAAAGCAATAAGTTCTTTAAATGCTTTTGCCCAACCTAGTTTAGAGTCATCAACAACAATAGTTGTTTCTGTTGGGTGAAATTCTTCAGATATTAAAGGAAGTTCATTAATGTATTTTTGTTCAACACTAAATCCTACTCCTGTACCGTTCATTAAAACATACATGGCTTCATCAAAAGCACGAGGATGGTCTACGGCAATAAAAGAACAATTGTATGCTGCGATGTGGTCACGGTCTAGGGCTGGGCCAGCAGTCATCAATGCTCTCATAGAAGGCATAATTTTATGATTAATAATTGCATCTTTAACTTCGTTAAATACTTTATCGTCAGATGAATAGTTGTAATTAACTATCATGTGATCTTTCATGAAATTAATATATCTTTCTACCGTCTCTAACCAAGTTTCTCTACGATTTTTATCTGTTATCCATCTTGCATATCTTGAAATATGAATAAAATTTTTGTATGGATCTGAGATGGATCCGTTTTGGTCAATAAATGACGGCATAAATAAAACACTTCCTTTGATTTTTTTTAAGAGTAATGATATCATTGTACTAGGGTTTTAAGGAAGGGTCAAGATGTTAACTGTTCAAGAAGTTCACTTTTACACAGAACTAGCAAGTAAGGGCAAAGTTAATCCAATAAACTGTCCTTTTAACGAAGATATTATGGATCATGTAATAATATTAAAAGTTAAACAGTCAGATGAGGTATATTTCGATTGCAAGACTTGTAATTCAACGTTCTCTCCAGGAACCAATGCTGAAAGAATTATTAAAGATACTATTGACAAATATAAAAATCAAGTATAAACTAAATGGGTGGATAGGGAGGGAATAGATTAATATATAATATAATATAAAATATATTAAATACTATCCACATATATACATACATGACTTATATCACATTTTAAATAAATAATAAAAATCCTTGATTTACTTAAATCTATGGGTTATACTAGAATAGTCGAAAAAACTTCTTCAAGGAGGTAACTTATGAAGAAAGCATATTCAGCATTATTGGCTTTTATTTTTATTGGTACTTATATTAATTATGTAGATAGACAGACTCCCCTATATACCGCCGAACCTTTGGTGGCTGTCTCAAAAGGACAAGCCACCTATAGTCCTTTAAAGGGGGTAATTACTGCAAGAGAATCTAACTCAGTTGTTGCTAGTCGTTCTAGGGCACAATTTAATGATCCTAAATCTGAATTGGCAATAAAGTCTTATCAACATTACTTAAAAGAAAGTATTCCAGCAAAAGAATTAAGTTGTTATTTTAAACTGGTAGACAGAGAAAGTAAATGGAACCCTATTGCTCAAAACCCTAAGTCTACTGCTTTTGGTATAGGACAGTTTCTTAACAGTACCTGGGGTCTTGTTGACTCTAAAAAGACTTCTGATCCATACGTTCAAATTGATGCAATGATTAAATACGTTAATTTGATTTATGGTGATGGATGTAAAGCCTTAGATTTTAGATTATATAAAGGCTGGTATTAAGACTTCTTTTTAAATATTAAAGAAGCATTGCTAGTAGAGTTTTGATTAAAGGCTCTATCATAATATGTTTTATCTTTACTTGCTTTATTAGTAGGTTCTGCTTGATGGTTTAATATTAATTCATATTCAGGATTATAATATTTAACTATTGCTTCCCCGATTATATTTCCATATCTAACTTCATCTATAGGATCATTAGGTCTTCCTACTTTAATTACTAAGGTAGTAAACTCCCTACCCCCTGGAATTGCCTTGGGATAGCCTGCCTCAATTAAAACCGATCTAAAGGAATTAGCAATAGATGCTCCAAGGCCTATTAGAGCCTCATTGTGGTCAAAAATAGCCATCATAGGAACCTTACTGCCCAAAGATGTATCCCTACATATTTCTAGGGTAAAATCTGCTTGATTTTGAAATAAGGCTTTTCTATGCCCACTATTTTTTTTAAGAAAATTTTCGAGGGTAGTCGTAAGTAAATCTAAACCATCTAAAGGTTGAATAAAGATCTTAGCCATATATTAATTATAACGCAAGAATATCATCAAAAACTTTTTCCCAGTCTTTGGCTCTTACTTCCATACTAAATTTTTCTTCAACAATTCTTCTATTATTTTCTCTTTCTTTCTTTCTTACCTTTGGATCTAATAGTTCCTCTGCGTGTTGCAGCCACTCATTAGCATTACTTGCTATTCTTCCTACCCCTTGCTCGGCAAGGTACACATATTCAGGAGAATCACTAGATATAAAAGGAATTCCTGCTGCGGTATATTCAAGACCTTTAATAAAAGACTTAGCATCATTAAAATCTAATTTATTTAAAGGAACTATTCCTACATCTATTTTTCTAAATAATTCTGGATATGTCATAATAGGTTTCATAGGTTCATGAGTAAATATACTTTTATCTATACCGATTTGTGTGGCTACGCTAGAAGCGTTAACAATACTTCCAGAATGGTGAAACTTGCAATGTTGATTCTTTATAAATTCACCAAAGAATGGGTTAAGTTTTTCTAAGTCACCACTACGCCAAGGTGTAGCGCCTACCCAGCCATATGTAGGTAAATAACCAGAATGATCATTTCTAACTTTCCATCTATCTAAATCAATTCCATTACGAACTAAAAATACTGGTTTATTTGGATATTTTTTTTGATAAAACTCTTGAAGAAACGGAGTAGAGGTAATCAAAGCACTACTTAATTCTATAATCTTAAGATAATGATCTCTGTTATTTTTAGGATTTTTTTCAGGACTGGTCATCTGATATGCAAGGTTTGTTTTAGCAAGTCCTTCCATGTGGTCATCTAGGTCTACAACTATCTTTTGTCCCATTTCTAAGGCTTTTTCAGTGTGCTCTATAAAATTTTCAAGCATTATTAATTTTAATACTACTATGTCCCATCCATGTACTGCTTTTTGATCTGGAATTAATATTCCATACCCATGTTCTGGTGAGAATCCTGGCATACCCATGCCAGACTCATATTTATCTTTTTTAAGTTGGTTCATTGGAAGGTAACATCTATACCAAGCGCATCCATTAGGTTGAATAGGTTTTAAGCCAAAAGACCAATCGTAGGTTAAAAATCCAATAGTTGGTCTAGGCATTACATACTTTCTTGTTGTGATTTAGGTGGATAAAAATTATCATTTTTATATATCCAGCCAACATTAGGACCATACATAAAGGGGTCACGATCTGTTACTTCTACGATCTTTGGATTACTCTGCAAAATTGCAGCCATTCTTTCATCACAAATAAAAGTTTGAACAACTTCATTGTCAATTATAAATGCTAAAACAATCTGTCCATTGTATATTTCTTCTGTAGATACTTGAAAACCCTCAATGTTTCTTTTTCTTTTTACTGATGGCATACTACCACTTTCCTATAGGACATGTAGCGTGTGGCAATTGGGCCTTGAGATCCATAAAACATCCACACTCTTTACATTGATTTGTTAACTTAATTAGTCTATCACAGCCCAAACAAATATTCAAGCGCTTATTAAAGTCTTTTTTAGGTAATTTTTTTATCTTAGGATTAATCATATCCCATGGTCTAACGGTATCCCCATTATTTTTTTCTTTCCATAGTTCCCACTTACTGCTCATTATGAACCAACGATCGATATATCTTGTACCAAAGATGATTCTTGGTAGTTACTTCCAGGTGTAAAAATTACTCCAGACTTATACCCTTTGTTTGGACTTGAGGCGGTATAGGAAATAGTACTTCCATAATAATTATTACTATCATCTCTACCTCTTACTGTAATAATATCTCCAGATGTAGATAGTTCTATTCCATTTATATTGTCATCACCTGATACAGTAGCGGGAGAAAATGAACTAGTGGCATTACAAGTGCTTCTTAAAAGTAGATTTGCAGCAGAAGAAACTGTACCATTAACTGAACTTAATAATCTAACATAAAAGTTAAATCTTGTTCTTGTTCCGTAATTATAACCAGTTGAACATGACTCACAACCCCAAGGAAATCCATTAGCGTCTATTCCGTAACAAAAACCTCTAGGAACACAATCTTCAAAACTTCCAGTAATATAACTTTCAGAACCTTGGGTATAAAAAGTTACTCCAGCCCACCAGTTACTTGCATCTTGAAGCCAAAAAACAACACCAGCACCTGCTGAAGTTAAAGACATTGTTGCTGTAATATTTTGAGATTTTAAATCAAAACTAGTTAGTATTGGATAAGAACTAGAAGAAGTTGAACTAGAAACAGTATTGCCATCAGTAGACCAGGTTCCACTAATTGGATCCCAAGCATTTAAAGTATTAAAAGTATCTGACAAGGTAGGATTAAATTTTTTATTTGTTTGAGGAACAATTCCTTTTATTATATTACTTTTATTAAGTGTCTTATTTTGACCTAAAGTAGATGAACCTATTCTCATATATTAATTTTATCATAACAAAAAGAGGGGCAGATTTCTCCACCCCTCGTTTTTATTTAATGCTTATTTCTTTGCTGCTTTTTTAGCAGGTACTGTTGCACCGATACCAAATTTTGTATCTTTTGGATTAACGGCACGGATTACTACCCATGCTGCTGCCGTAATTGCTGCATTTAATACATTGCCAATTACGTCTCCTGTTAAAACAGATACGTCTGCACCTGATTCAACAAATTTACCAATTAAGGTAATTAGAAAAGCGTTAAGAGCGGAACTCAAAACTGCTTTGTTTAGTACTGATTCCATTTGTCCTCCTTCAAGAACATATTAGATAATTGTACACCCTTAGATAAGTGGTGTCAATACTATGATATTTCTAGGCCACTTATGTGAAAACTTACTGCAGCATTACTTGCTACTAGCCTAACTGTATTCGTGGCTACCAAAACTTGTTTAGCGTCAATTATAACTGAGTCTCTTGCTGGAACTGTAGAGTTTACTGCCAATCCTATGTTGTTAAGATAAATAGAATACGTTCTTGCACTTGTGTCAGAATTATTTACTACTATATTTGTAACAAGAGTAGTTGTTGCTGAAGGAACTGTGTATACAGTGCTTGCTGAAGTAGGGTCTAGTACTGGGGTAGCCCCTCTGTAAATTACTTTAAATGTATTTGCCATTTTTCTCCTATAGACCTAAAAGGGCTAAGACTTCTGTATTATCTATTCTAGCACCTAATGTCCCATGATTTTCTATTCCTACCCAAGAAGATCCTGAGTATATAGTTTGTTGATTGGTATCTTGAAGATATGCTAAAGTTCCTTCTACTGGAGAAGTTAATGCAGAATCTCTAGCACCTGAATTAGCAAATATATTAATACCAATTTTTGCTTGTACTGTACTGTTTAAAGTAGTAGCAGCAGCAACAGTTATGTCTCCACCAACTGTTAAGTCGTCTGTTATTGTAACATCATCAGGAAGTCCTATTGTTACAAATCCAGTAGACCCAGAAAGTGTAATTTCATTAGCAGTTCCAGAAAGGCTTAACACTGCACTTGCTCCAATGCTGGTCAATAAATCTTTAAATGTTTCTATATGAGAATGAATACTCTGTGCTGCTGGAACATCTGTTGATCCATCAAAATTTGAGACCCCATAGTGATATGCTAAAAATGCTTCTCTAATGTCAGCGGGGTCTGTAAGTTCTGGAATTAATGTATCAAACTCTGTTGAAGGGTAACTCGCTGCTATACTAATTAATTCTGCCATATGTCTCCATTATACAGGGAAGGTATCCTTAAATTCATACTTAACTTCAGCATTATATGTTGATGCATTAGTTACACTTAATCCAAACACAATGTCATTTCCAATTATGTTTTTAATAACACTGTAACCTATAGATCCAGAGCCAACACTTAAAACTTCTGGTGTAGATGATACTACAGTTGTTCCATCATGAATAACTCTTTCATCATGAAAAACATAGTTATTATTTTGAGATATTTGTACTTTTAAATCTATTGTTCTTAATTGATTTTTACTTGAGGATCCTAGAATAACAGATCCAGCAGATGTTACATTTAATTCTTCTATTTCAAAAGTAGAATAATTGTATTCTGTGATTATATCTGCAGTGTTTAAAATCATTTGCATTGTTGGTTCATTTTCTGATTGTAGAATTAAAACATCGGGGGCATCAAAAGGAACTTGAAAAATAATATCTCCATTATCTTCACCATTATTAGTTACACCATCATCATAAATAGCACTTGCAGCATATGAATATGCACTTCTTATATATGCATTATTTCCAGGAGTATTAATAGATATTTCATATAATTGTCCTCTTAATAATTGTATTTCTTGTGTTTCTACCCCGCCAACAAAATATACTTCTGGATTAGATGTATCTGTTACAGATGTTTGTGTTGCTATATCAAAATATGTAAATGATGCTGATGTAGCACTAGCACTTGTTATATTATAAACTTTGTAATAGGATGCTTCATTAATAGGACCTTGTGCTCCAGTTGTACCAGTTGCCCCAGTAGGGCCAGTATTACCAACGGGACCTGGAGGTCCAGCAGGACCAGTAGGACCTGTTGCTCCAGCGGCTCCTGTAGGGCCTGTAGGGCCTTGTGGAAGCACTAAATTAAGGACTTGGCTAGGTGCGGTACCAGTTATGTAGGCACTAGCAGTAGCACCTGTAGAAACGGTTCCAATATCTAAATCGGCAGCGGGACCAGCGGGTCCAATTTCTCCTTGTAATCCTCTTAATCCTGATTCAATAATAAATGTCCAAGTATCTGGATTTCCAGGAACGGCGGTACGTTGATAAATAGATCCATAATCTAAACTATTAGTATCATTATTAATGAATAAGTCACCTAGTTTTGGAGATTCATTTATAAATGCTACGCTACCCGAACCACTTGTTGGTTCTCCTGGTGCAGCAAAAATTAAACTTCCGCGTTCACCTTGAGGCCCAATGTCGACTTGTAAATCAATAGATGCTGGAGGACCAAGAACTGTAATTTCATCAGTATTTACAACAGTGGTAATTGCCATTTAACTATCCTTGCCCTGTACGGCTTACATCCTGTGTGACAGTAATATTTCCAGTTAATAAAGTATAAACGGTAGAGGAAGAAGATTTTAAAACTTCTATATCATAAACATATGAAGTACCAGATAATTGTGAACTAAATAATGATGGAATTTTACATGTAACTTTATCTACCCCAGAAGCATCTACTGATGCGGAAGCAAATCCTACTAATGCTGCAGGGTTTCCACGTTCCGTGGCTACTGCAAATAAACTGGTGTAACCAGTTAAATCAAATGGTGTTCCATTAGGGTTTTTAGGGTTAATGACGAAGTCATATTGATCTCCCCTATATAGGTTGAAGTTATATGTACCTGGAAATGCCATTTATATCACCTCTTTTATTATATCAGAGTTGAGACTTTATATAGTCTTCTATTTTTACCCTTGGATTCCAACCCAATATTGAAGAAGCCTTGTCTATATTAGCCAGGGTCTCTTTAGACTCACCAGGCCTACTATCTATCGTTATTTGGTTATCAGATATTAGGTCTGCTATATCTTTTATAGACATATTATAGTCTGTTCCTATATTCAGCACTAAGCCATAATATTTATCTTTAACTTCTGTAAATCCCGCCAAAATATTTGCTTCTACCACGTCAGATATATGAGTAAAAGATCTTTTTTGAATTCCATCTCCTACTATTGTCAATGGCTTTCCTAACTCATTTTGTTTTAAAAATAATCCAATAACTGGTGCATACTGACCTTTAGTTGGCTGCCTATCTCCATACACATTGAAGTATCTCAAAGATACTGTTTTTAAACCATATAAAGAATAATATATTTTACATAAATTTTCTCCAGCAAGTTTTGCATTTGAATATGGTGTTAATGGATCTGGATTTTGACTTTCTAGATTGGGTATAGAGTTATTTCCATATATAGAAGATGAACTTGAAAATATAACCTTTTTAACATTATTAACTCTAGATAGTTCTAATACATTTGCTATACCAATTGAATTATCTATAAAACTTTTTATTGGATTATTAATAGAAGGCTGAACTCTTGCGTCCGATGCTAAATGAAAAACAAAATCTACATTTTTAAAAATAGGTTCTATTAATTTATAGTCTGTAATGTCATACTTATAGTTTTCTGCTAGGCTATTCCAGTAAAAACTATAGTGGCATTCAGATGACTCATTGTCTAAAACTATAACATCATGCCCAAGAAGTATTAATTTATCAACAAGGTGAGATCCAATAAACCCAGCACCACCAGTAACTATACATTTACTCATAATATAAACTTAGAATACTTTTCTTTATTGTCTAATAAAAATTTAGGCCAAGAGTTATCAATTGTTTTTATGGTAAAAGGATCTTCTCCATACCCAGACAATGGTCCAAATTGATTTTTACCCGTACGACCAAATATGTCTTTTTTATTTTTTATAGCATCTTTAATATTTTCTATACTTGTAAATTTAGGTAAATCAAGTTCTTCGTGAGCAAAAGTTTTTAGTTTATACTGAAGTTTTACTTCATCTCCAAGGTAACTAAAATGCCACCCTGCATCTTCTATTAATGTACTTTCTGATGGATTAGACATTCTTAAAATGTTAGGATTTTTTAAATGACTATATGACACTACTCTTGGAAAGTACCAATCTGCTATAAATAAATTAAAATAAAAATAATACATTTTCATCTTTAGTGTAAATAAACCTTCTTTTCCAATTATGTCTTTTATAGCACTAGCCTTTGGTACTTCATCAATATCAGATATTATAAATAGGTCATCTTCTTTTGGGTCAAAATCTTCTAACGCTAGTTTTACACTATCAAGTCTATGATTGTTTTCAAAGTCCCAACTTTTTATAGCATGTGCTGGTTTTTCTGAAACTTTAACAACTAACTTTTCTTTTGCCCAATCAAACATGAATAAGTTTTTAGTAAGAACTAATTCTCTTTCATTTCCTCTATGATCATAGGTACATTCTGTAACATAAAACTTATCTACCACGTCCCATAGTTCTTTTATTCTTAACTCAAGCATCTCAAATTCCCAATGAAACATAGTACAGTCGTATACTGCCATTATCCAACAACCCCTATTTTTTTAACAATTAAACTCTTTTTATCCAAAGTTGCCAACCCTTTTCAATAATTTTAAAATTGTTATTATTTTTTGTAATTTCATCTACAACTTTTCTAATCTCAGAGAGGC